ACTTCGCCCGTGTAATAGCCGACCGCGTGCTTCTCCAGCAGTTCAAGCTGGGCAAGCATCTGGTCGTCGGTCATCTTCATCAGTCAGCCTTCTTGGGGCGTCCGGGCCCACGCTTCACAGGCTCAACGCTATCAGCGCCTTCAAGCGTGGCTTCCGGCGGAAAGAATGGGTCACGGCTCTGCTTTGCACGCAAGCAGTTGATGCGGTCCACCAGCGCGGGCAGGCCCTTGGCCTCTGCCTCATCGTCGGGCAGCGAACGCAGCGGCGCGGCCTCAGCCAGCAGCGCGTCGATCTGGTCTTGCGGAGTCATTGAAGTATTCATCCAAAATGCGGCGCACTTCCACCATGTCGGCTTCAGTCGCGCGGTTCAGCCCAAAGCGGCGCATCGGCGTCGTGAAACCAGCCGCCAGTTCAGCATCAATAGCCGCGTTCGTGCGCGCGATGTCTGCACGCAGCACTGGGCATGTGCCCATGTATTCGAAGTGAATTTCAGAGAGTTTCATACCACCCACTTCCTCGTGATCTTCAGCGGCTTACCGCCCCAATCCTCGTTGCCCAGTTCCTCGACATTCAGCGACAGATAGCGGAAAGCGTCCGCTCCGTTGCTGTGAATGTCGTGCAGCGGCCCTTCAGCCGTCTTGGTCTGCTGGTTAATGCGCCGCCGATACCGCTTCAGGCACTCAACTAGGCCAGGCAGCGAGGGGTCCGCGGATGCACACGCAACCCTGTCGATGTAGACCCGTGGAAAGATCAGCCTTGCAGAGCGAATGCCCTGCTCAATTTCCATGTTCGGGGTCTGCTTAACAGAACAACCAAGCCCGCGCAGAACGTCCGCGTCTGCTTTGCCGGTCTGCCGGTTGTTGGCAAAACCGTCGTGCGGCAAGAAGTCGTGCCCCCAATTCCAACCCCTGTAAGCATCGCCCTTAAAGTCTGCGATGTAGTCGGCCGTTGTCCGGTGTGTTCCGGTCACGTAGCCAACACAGGTCAGCGCAGAGCCAAGGCGCTGGGCCAGGATGATCGCCATTGCGTCATTCCAACCCATGTCCCAAATGCGATGAACCTTCAGCTTCGGGTCCATCGGGAAGCGGCCTATCCGCCCCGACGCCTCGGCCTGGCCTACCTCGTTGAAGTAGATTGCCCCCGTGACTGCGGGCAATGTGCGCCCAAGCCAGGTATGCGCGTATTCCTCTGGCGAAAGATTCTTCTCATCCTTCGCCCGCTCCGCCTCCAGCACGGCAGGAAACCACGGGTTGTCCGTATAGTTCACCTCTACCGTTATCGTGTCGGCATCGCCCCGCGTGGCGCGAATGTGGGTTTCGTCCGTGTCTAGTTCTGGGTTGTAAGTCACCCAGACTTCAGAGTCTGCGGCGCGAATCGTCGGGCTCAGAATCTGCCACGAACGCTTAGTCGTGGTCTGCCCCTCCTCCATCCAAACGCGCGTGCAACCCTCGAAAGACTTGATCGAATCGACCGTCAGGTCGGACAGTCCAGCGAAGTAAAAGGCTGTTCCGTTCTGGCCGCGTATCTCGTCGCGCAGCACCTGATAAAAGCCATCCAGGCCCAGCGCCGTGATCTGATCCTTCAACAACTGGTGCACAGACTGCTTGATGCTGTTCTGCACCTCGCGGGTACACAGCACGCGATGCGTAGTGGCCGCACCCTGAATCAGCAGCGCCCGCGCCACGCTCCACGACTTAGCAGACCCGCGCCCACCCTTCAGGAACTTATAGCGGCTGGGCTGGAATAGACACTGCAGCTTGTCCGGGAAGTCAATCACGGCTTGACAAAACGAATCGTCAGGCTCTGCTCAACAGGCCCGCCGCCTTCTCCGGTCTGTTCAACACGCGCCAGCTTGGGGACGTGATACTCCATCACATCCATGAGGCACCTGAACGCCTCTCGCGGCCCGTGCTTGTCATCTGCGGCGATGTCGTCCAGCCACCCCTGCAGTCGGTCGGTGTTGCCGTCTACGAAGCGGGCTATTGCCTCCCGAGCTATAGCTGTTGACTTGCTTGGTCCACGCTTGCCCTGATTGGGCCTTTTCTCGCCTTTCTTAAAGGCTCCAGCATTTGCCATATTTGTACGCCTTCCCTCTCGGGTTCCGGCAGTTATGCGCGCCAAATGCAAAAAGCCCCACTAGGGGCTTCGCTATTCGCTCGGGGGTGGCCCGGCCTCCATTGTGGTGTGGCCTGCCTAATGGGTATACCCTCGCGCGGTTGGCGGATTCTATGCCAAGACTCTAGCGGCCGTCAATAGCTGCTGCAAAGTTGCGCGACGATGCCTACAACACGTTGGGCCTCGCGCTTCAAAGCCTGCGCGTACAGCCACATGGTTGAGCTTTCTTCGTAGCCCTTGCGGTCATTCGTCCAGGTGGTGTGAAGCACAGCGACAGACACGCCACCCTGCGGCTCCCACCCTTTCGCAACCAGCTCGCACACTTGCGCTTGCAGATCGGCGGCGCTCTCTGCCTCGGTAATCATGTATTCCACGGTCTTCTCTTTCGGCCACCAGGCCTAACATTAGGTCAACCGGACAAGCCCCGGCAGGCTTTTGTGGTCAGGCAGCACCTCACGGGGGCTTGCCGGTTACCACACTGTTAGGCGCCTTCATTGGCCCGCATGGCGGCTAGGTGCCACTCGATAACGTATCACACCTCCTGCGGCGTTTCGCTGGGCGGGTCGTTAAAAATAGCGTGCGCGTCGGTATAAGTCGCGCCAGCCTTGGCAATCCAGCGGTCGCGCTCTGCTGCGACGGCGGCGTCCCAAACTTCACCGGGATGCACTTCTTCAGCCCGCCACACCAAGCGCCCTTGTTCACCGCGCCTTGCCCAACGGTGCTCAATAGCTGCTTCTTCAAGCGTCATCGTTCTTCCCTCTCACCAGCCGCTGCCGCTGCTTTTGCAAGCAGTTCATCGTCACTCATCACACACCACCTTTCTTGCCTTCGTTCACCCGCCGCCCAACCACCACATCGAGCCGAGGCCCAACGGCTGGTCGAGCTGTCAAGGAATCCTTGACAGCTCGGCTCAAGCTGCCAGCCTCTGACCGGCCTTGATCGCATCTTCAATTTCTTCGTTCAGCAGTTGCTCCAGGTGCTGAGGCTGGGTGCGATACATCGCCACGATCCCTTCCACAGCAAACCGCGCAGCCACCTCCGGGTAGCTATCGCCTGAAGCCCTGTAGTTGGCGGCCTTGATGTCAACCAGGGTCTTGAGTTGCTGGGCGGTGGTCATGTTGCTTGCTCATGGCGGTGTGTCGATGGGTGCATTCTAGTGCCACTATAAATAGACTGTCAACAACCATTTTTGTGGCACTAGAATCGCAGCATGGAAACACCAAAAAAGCGGGGCCGCCCCTCGAAGGTCGAAGGCGACAAGCTGGAGCGTGTCACCATGTTCCTGCCGCGTGAAGTGCGTTTGAAGGTTGAACAGTACGGCCAAGAGTGGGCGCGTGGCGTGCTGCGCCGCGCTCGTCCACCGGACGGCTAACCCAGTGGTGAGCCGAGCTCGAACGTCAAACGCGCCTGTTTATCAGCATCTGCCGCCCATCGTCCACATACGCAACAAGCTGCTCAGGTGTACAGGCAATCAACCGGCACGCCCGTATCGGTGCGCTCGGCTTGACGTAGTACCAAGCCAGCGCCTGCCGGTGCTTTGTCGGCATAAAGTGCATCGCGGCCTGTAGCTTGATGGCGTCCCGCACGTCTACCGGGGGCCTTGAATCGCTGGCCTCGCTTGTCTCGCGCTGTATCTCGTCACTTCTGGCCCTGTCAAAGCCTGGCGCGATGTCAGGTGTTGGCGGTGGATTTGACCAGCGGCCCCAGTTCTCAAGCCGTAGGTGCATCTTGTCCTGGTGGACCGGGACGAGGTGAAAGTCGATAGGCTCGCGTTTCAATCAAGGCTCCTGGCCAGCGTCAGTGCGCCTTCAACGTCTCGAATAGTGGCAACAGCGCCGCCAGTCCAATGATGCATGAAGTCTTCTTGAAGCGGGGTGTATTTACCCTTAGACGTCTTCACTTCCACCAAAACCGTGCGCCCGTTTTTCCCCATCAACAGATCCACTGGCAAGCCAATGATCCAAACCATGCAGCCCGCAGAGCGCAAGGCAGACACGATGGCCGCTTGGTTTGCGTCAACGCGGGCAGCACGCCTCAAGCCATGCTCCACACGCTATTCGGCCCCAGCGGGGTGCGAGACATTTGCACCGCCGCGGGTGGCGCTTGCCCAGGCCACCACCCGGCCCAGCGGCCATAGCCACGGCAGTGCACCAAACCTGCGATGGTCAGGACGTTGAGGTAATTGCCAGCGGTGATTGTCTGAATCGCCATTGCTTGCGCAACGTCAGCCGCCCCTATTCCTGGAGTCGCAAGCACCAGATCAAGCGCCTGCTGCTCCCTCGCGCGGAGTTTTTGGGCCAGTAGCCCAGGCTGTTGTGATCGCGGTATCTTCATGCTGCTAAACCCCAGACGCTCGCAGGGCCTGCCGGGCACAGCGGTGTTGCGTTGCTTGCCGGGACCACACGATGCACCGGGATATGGTTTGCCCATGCCTCCGTAGCCGCGTGCGATTCCCATTGCTTGCACCCGTACTTGATGACCTGCTGCTCGGTCTTTTCCCGGACTTCAGCATGCGCGGCCCATGTGCCTTTTGGCCCGTACCTGACAGTATGCCCCGTGACTGCGGTGCGCTCGATGTGCCCGAAGCTCTCCAGCGCGTAGATGTGTTTCTGGCACGTCGCCTTGCTGAGGCCGGTGAGGCGGATGATGTCCTTCATGCCGACGCCTTCAGTGCCTCGGCTGCATGCGGCTTTTTTGACTGCCGCGCGGTTCAGCGCAAGGTTCTTGACGTTCGCGGCCTGGAAGTTGGGGACTGTGCTTGCCATGCTCAGAACGGGATGTCACTGTCCATGTCATCGAAGCCCGTCTTAGCGGGTGCGCGCTGTGGTGCCCGCGTAGGCTCTGCCTGTCTTGCTGGTGGCGCGGCCTCGGGCTGCTTATCCTTGCGCTTGACTTTCACGCTCATGAACTTCCGACCAGACTCCGCAGTCTTGAGCCATGCGTCCAGAAAGTAATCCACACCGCCCACGTTCAGCGAACCGGTGTAGTCAGGCTGGGTTTCTTTCTCTTTGCGCTCGTTTTTGAACAGAGCGCCACGGTTTGTATTGTCGTATGCCATATGGTTCTCAGGTTAGTGCGTTGAGTTTCAGCGCCAAATCGACGCGGTTTCGGGCTTGCAGCTTGCGCATCAAGCGCGCGACGTTTTCT